CTCTGGATATCAGCCTGTGTAGCCGCTGTCGCAACATAGCCACCGCCATTGTTGCCACCAAAACCGCCAAATCCACCATTGCCCCATCCAAAGAGCAATGCGAATACAACGATTATCCAAAGCCATCCACCGTCAGCCCATCCGCCGTTATTGCCGTTGCCGTCAATGTTAGCGACTAATGGTACGCTGGCACAATTTGAAAAAGTTCATTCTATCCATATATGGATTTTGAGATTGCATATAAGAATTATTCATCATAGGCATTTGATAAGGACTGTTCATTGTCTGCCTCCTCTAAAACTTCTTCGATAGCGTGGATAACAAGAGATAATGTCACCAAGTCAAGTTTCTGCAATTCTTCTTTGCTCAAGATTTTTTCTCTAACTTCATCAGAAAACATTTGCACTACCTCTCTTTCTTAACTTAATTTTGACATAAAAAAAGACGGACTAACCGTCATGTTTCCGACAGTTATCCGCCAAAAATAAGCAAAAAAAATAACGCCATTACGGCGTTTGCTAAACTTCTATGATTACTTTCTTGATTACCTCTTTATTTTTCTGCAAAAAGACGATGTTCAAAAAATCTCCTTTCATTCAGTGTTTATGCGGGTTTGCAGTGTTTCTTCTCCTTGAAAAAATAGCAGGGGATGAGAGAATCGAACTGCATTGACTGTTCCCTTATTCCGCTCTATTACTGGGTTTCTGGCTTTGTGCCTTGATTACTTTGATTACTTTGTAATCAAAATCTTAATAATTGATAGCATTATTAACTTGCTCAATCTTAGTTCTATCAGTCTTATTACTGTAAATGTAATATTTTCTTGTTGTCTCAATGCTTGTATGTCCCATCATTTCTGTTATAACAGTGTCACTCACGCAGTTATCATACAACGCAACGCTGTATGCCCGGCGGACTTTGTGTGTGGAACGATAATTAATGTCCAGTGCCTTACATATCTTATGCAACTTTCTGTTAAATGCTTGTTCCTTTATACGCTCTCCCTTTTCTTCAAACATATAAGTTCCAAAAGGATTTAATCTGCGAATTGCCTTAACAGTATTTACAGCTTTATCTGGAATAATTATATCTCTTAATCCTGCGTCAGATTTAGGATAGTCGCTTACTATCTTAGCCCATTTCCCATTTTCATCTCTGACCTTAATTTCTGTTCTTTGTATAGAAATATAATGTTTAATAGTTCCATCTTTCAGTACAGTGTTGTGAATATCAGAAAACTTAAGCGATGATAACTCGCCAGCTCTCATTCCACATTCAAACATAAGTAATAACCCAAGGCTCCTTATATCATATCGTTGCCATAAATATTCTGTGATTCTTGGAATTTCGTCCTCGAAATACACCTGTTCCTCTTTCTTTTTCACATTTTTAGTAAAAGCTCTGCGTGATAAATCCAAGTCTCCCATAAATTGTGTGATACTTAGATTGGTATACCCCTTTTTCTTGGCATATTTAAAAATGCCATTAATAAGGATTCGCATGTCAGAATATGCCTTTTGCGTCAGTTTGCATTCAGCAATAACAGTCTTAATAAAGCATTCTAAGTCATCTTCTGTAATGTACTTGATTTTCTTATCTGCCATGTGATATGCTTCATTAGTGAAAAATCTGGCAAAGTTATCAGTATACTTATCATATGATTGCTTCTTGATTTCGTGATATTCAAGTTTTTGATTTGCCCATTCCTTGAATACAGTCTTAACTAAAGGTTCATTAGCAAGTTTCTTGTAGTGTTCCACAATTCCATCTTCAAGAGACTCTTGCGTTGAACGCTTTAGCAGCTTTCTGCCGCTTGATGTGCTTTCGTCTGGCAAGTATGTATACCACTTCTTGTCCTTTCCTTGCCAGATTTCATTATTGTGTGCTTTTAAATATTTTTTCCTTTCGTTCATTTCAATTTGTTTTTGAACATCGTCACGAGAGATGATACCATTCTCCAGTACATAATTCAACAACTCTTTGTCTGTTAATTCCAATCACAGCACACCCTTTCAATTTTATTTTTAATGTTCCTTATTCTCCTTTCAAGAGTTCTTTGCGATACGCATAATCGTGCAACTATCTCTTTTTGTGTAAAATTCCGAGAAAGAAGTTTGAATATTCTCTCTTCTTCCTCGGTAAAATTGGCATTTTCCAATATCTTTTCAAGTTCCGGCTTAGTAAGTTGTGAAAACTTCATAAGCCATACTCCTTAATATTTAATTTTTATTTTTGTCTCTTCTTCTAGCTGTTCAATAAGTTCTTTCGGTTCTATGAGTCCTGCGTTGAAATCTTCGTTGAATTTATCAATCTCATCAATAAGCCGCTCTAGTCGCTTATTTCCAAATCCGAATTTATCGTGCAGCACCCATAACAGAATTGTTAAGGCATTACCAAACATTTCTTTATTTTCTTTATTCTTCTGCCTGTTTAATTGAACTCTCATCATTTGTTCCTGAAATCTTCGTTGTTCCGACCTGCTCATTGTTCTTGACCTCTAGCTTTTCAATTATTAGTTTATTATCCTGCGGATATATTTTATATACATCCCCTGTGCTTATGATACCTTGTCGCATAAACTTAGGCGGTATTGAAACTCGCCCGCAATTATCCATTTTGCGGATAACCATGTCTTTCTCGACATCCTTTTCAGTTATCCCATAATTTTTCCGATATGCTTTAAAGGTACTATATGGCATTCCGATTTTTTCTGTCATGCGTTTGTTGAGTTTCGCCGACCTTTTTCTTGCTAAAACTTTGGCACTTTCTTTAGAATTATATCTTTGATTCCATTCTGCGACCTTGCCACTTTCAACATATTCACACAACTTAGCTTTGCCTTTTTCAGAATTGCGATAGCGTTTTTGGTTTATATACTGCCTGCGCTGTTTATCTGTCTTATTCTCTATAGAATTTTCTGTGTCCATTTTAGCATCTCTGTTAAAGTCTTCTTTTTCTGGCATGTCATACTCGCAATTATCTAAAGCACAGTTAAAGCAATCGGGATAAATACAATTTTTGGGTTTCATAATTTTTACCTCATGGCGTTTATTCTTTCTTGAATATCTCGAGGTGCTTCAATATACTCTTCTGCGTTTGTATTTTGACCGATAAGGGTATTTTCTTTAATTTGTAATGTATTTATATCTCTTTGGAATTTTTGCTCGATTTGAGCCTTATACGAATTTACATTCGTCTTTTCGATAAGTGATTTGATATTGTCTGGCATACGATTTATTTCATTCGCACGCTTAACAACTGTTTCGTAGGTTCTTAGAAAATTTGATTGTATTACTGTTTCAATCGTCTGATAATCTGATGTCGCCCAATTCTTTAAGTTGTCCGACATTCCAACCGCTTGTCTGACTAATGGCGGTAGCTTGTTAAATTCTTCAATCGCTCCATAAGTGCCATTCCTTAATGCTTTGCTGACCAACCCCCAAGCTGTCATTCCGTCAAGTTCCTGCGGTTGTGATATAGTCTGTATTTTACCTATCAACTGCCCTATACTTGGGGCAAATCCGCTTATATCAGAGTTGATGTATGCTTTAAGTGCGACTGACACCTGTTCATAACTGCAATTTTCCAACATCATATTCCACACATCTACTGTTTCTGATAGGTTGTTAG